TACTTCAGTCCCAGTCCGTCCTTTAACATGTGATCCAGTCCGTCGAGATAGAGCAGAGCGAGGAGCTGGCTGCTCTGGTTCCCAATCGGTATTCCCGGATCCGGGGTGCTGTTGACGATTAAGGTCAGCAGCCAGTCGCAAAAATCAATGAGCTCGGTGTCTCCGAGGTATTTGAGTTTTTCCCGGGCCATCTTGAGGAGCGGTTCGTGCCTGATCGAGTAGAAATATTTCGAGAAATCGCCCTTCAGGACATAACCGTCGGCATAGTTGCCTTGTTCCACCGGCAAAGGTGGAAGGCCAGCAACTCGCCGTTCCTGCTCGGCTTTTGCCTTACGTTGAAAGAAATAATGTCGCAGATTTTTCGCCACCCTGTCGAGTCCGTCGTGTGTCCCTTTGCCCTTTTGGCTCGCGTAGTTATCCCGGATGAAGCTGCGAGCAATACAGGGCTCCAGCGCATTGTCACAAAAGCTGTGCTGCATGACCTTACCCTCGAAGTCGATGGCAAGGACATCGCGCTGCTTAGGCTCGAATACCTTGAACGAATAATAAGGCCCAACCTCGTAAGTGCGATTGTCGAGCTTCTCGCCGAGTTGGATGGTTCGCGCTGTCAGGTTCAGACCATAACGCAGCGCCGTCGGGTTGTGACTTTTACCGAGCTTCGCCTTCTGGTAGGCCCGGTAGAGGCTATAAAAATCTGTTACGATGTTTGCCATTATAAAAAATCCCTGCCGTTTCTTAGCCGCGGCCGCGCTTTGTATGCGTCGCTCTGGCATCGGCAGTCCTGTGTTTAACCTGTCCGGCAGCCAGACACATGGCCGCCCGGGCGCGGTAGGGATACGCCTTCCTTTGATGATGGTGCATTGCGTTCAGCCTTTCGGCTTAATAGGTCGAGCTTTCCATCAGAGCGGGGCGCAGACCGTTGTTACCGTTGTAAGCGTTGTTGTTGTTCAGCGTGCCATCGGTGTTGACGTTGCGCACGTTGTACGAGTTCGAGGCGCGTGACAAGACGTACCCCACGGGCTGCTAATGCTGTTTTTCAGAGTCGAGCTTCGTAGCCCGCTTTTTATCTGATTGATACCATGCGGCGGTCATGTTTCTCACATCGTTGGCCAGCTTTGCCCAGTATTCAAAGCTGCCGGCGTCGATCATTCCCATTTCGTGTGATGTCTCAATATGGTGGATCAGGCGCCGACAGTTACGGAGCGCCGACCTTTGTGCCCTGAAGCGGAGCTCGCGCTCCACCGCATCAGCAAGTAGCAGGTCGTTGGCCTCCATGAGGTCGCCGGTGATGTCGAGGGCCTCCGCTTGGATCCTGTTTACAAAGGTGATGCGGTACTTTTTCGGGTACCGCTTTTCGTTGCTTGTGAGGAGAAGGGTGTGCCGCTCGAGTTTCTTGGCTTCAGTTATGACCTCCATTTCCGGGAGTTTATCGCGGCCGTATGGTGGATTGCCTACATTTGCCCGATCGTATTGCCGCGAGTGTCCGTTGCTTCCCATAGACGCGCACCTCCTCTCCTTTGATGGTTACACGGGCCCCCGTGCCGTCGTATGCCGTACCCTGTATGATGATTGTGTCGAGCGGGCACGGACATGGCGGCGATAACTCGATGAACAGGTTGGCGATGACGCAGGACGCCTCGCTCAGCGGGATGGGGGTGTAGTTATGCAGCCGCTTCATGGTTTAGCACTCGAGGCGCTGGTTCGCTTGGTTCCAGACGCCCGAAGTGAGTGTAATACCCACAAGGTCGCTGAAGGTCACAATAAACGGGTTCGTTGTGATGTCCGAGAATATCGCGTCCCATAAGGTCTGGATCCTGCCGGTGTTGTAATCGGTTTGCGCCTGAATTGGAGGGATCGCATTGACGGCAGCCGTGGCGCTTTCCACGGCGTCCTCGGCATCCTCAACCGCAGACTCAGCGGCATTAAGCGCCTGCTGCGACTTTGCGAGGGCATCGTTGACCTGCGCGATCGTCGCCCATGCGTCTGTGTCGATGACCGCGCTGACGTTTTCAGAGCTTCCAATGGCGGCGACGATGTCGATGGTCTTTTCCACGATAGTCGTCCCGCCGCCGGCCGGTATAAACTCAGCCAGATTTCCAGCGTTCCCGTAGCAATACAGGACTTCGCTGCCGACGTTGTCAGGATCTGCGGCAAATAGAGCGAGCTCCCGGAAGTAAAAACCTGCCGAGACCTCCCTGTTGTCGAATGTACCTCCGATGACCGCCTTCCCGTTTGAGTTAACCGTGCATTTTGTTATGTCGAGCTCGACAACCTGATGGACAACGTTGGTCAAGTCCCTGATCTGCTGTCCTTCGGTCAGGAAGCCATCACCGAGCACGATCTTGGTAAATAAGATATTGCTGCCCGTCTGGCCTCTTGCCAGCACGCGCAGTCCGTCCGTTGTTATGTCATTGTTGATAAATGCGCTCACTTTCGTTCCTCCTTTGCGGTTATTCGAGGACGACGTCAGCCCCGAGGCTGTGTCGCTCGATGTTATGCTCCCGGATTGCCATTCCGAAGTATACCGTCATTTCCCCGGTGAGAGTGATCAGAATGGCGTCCATCCACGCGCTCTTGCGCTTGACAGTCTCCAGTAGGGCCATGAACTTCGAGAGCCGAGTATTCACGAGGTCAGGGTTGTCGCTCAATATTTTGAAGTGGAACGGATCGCCCCCGTATTCCCACCATTCACGGACGACACCAGTGCCGAAGTAGGCAGTCACGATCTGCTCGACTGCCCATTTTGTGCCGAGTTTTGCATAAATCTGATCGCTCTGCTTGATGATCATGCGCTTGGCGTCGTCGGATGCTGCACTGTCGTACCACGGGATCCCCAGCTCCCACGCAAGCTCGTCGAGCTCCTTGCCAGTCATGTCCGCGATGTGATCCCATGTGCTGAGGAGCCGGATGCTATTTGCGAGTTGTCGGATCACCTCATTGGAGCCGGAGGCGAGAGCTGCCACAGCGTCGTCCTCACGCATAAAGGCGGGTAGTAGTTGTAGAATGTCGGCATCTGATAGCCTCATTTACACCACCCCCGTGACTATTTCGTGCGATATTGTGAGGGAGCCGCTGAACACAGCCACCTCGCTGTTGTTGATTGTCGTGTGCGCCGGCGCCATCACATCCACGCGAATGGCTCCACGCAAGCCAGCCTCCCAGTCAGGTGCGAGGATCAGCTTGCGCAAATAGTCCGGGTTGATATTCCGGCCGAGCGCTGAGCTCTGCCAGTCTCGGAAGCGTTCGATCGCGCCACCTTCTCCCTCAATGGTTTCAACGACTGCGGCCTCGTCGGCTGCCGTGGTATAGTAGACGATGTTGATGTCATACTCCACGGCGGTCGGGGCCACAGTTGTGACGTTGTCGGTGAGTGGGCGAATGGCTGGATCTCCCACGATAGCGAGCACCTTGGCCAGTGTGTCGGCATCCGGCAGCCTGCCGCCTTTCATGAGAGGGATGACCTGCACAGTGCCGGGCGTCGGCGTTTCGACCTTTACGTCGATGATGTCCGGGTCTGCGGTGAGCGCCCAGTAAATATAGGCGTCAGCCGGGCCCGCTGTTGAAAGCTTGGCATACGACAGCCGGATGCGCTCACGGTATCTGTCGTCTCCGGCCGTTGTGTACGGTTCACCGTCGTCTCCCCCGGAACTTGCCGTGATGTTGGTTACTGCCGAGATATATGGCAGCAAGTCGACGATCGTGGTGATGGTTCCGGGCGCATAGCCGTTGAAGCGTTCGCCGCCACCCGTGGAAGATGCAGACACGTCAACCGAATAGGCGCCAGCCTGAAGGACGACTGCCTCGTCGGTCGCAAAGTACACCCCGCCGCCTGGCGTGACCTTTGTCCACTTGGGGATCACGACGTTTGTGGGTGCTGGAGTTGACACCGAAAAGCGCAGGGTTGTGACGGCCGGCTTGGCCTCGAGTCTCTTGGTGCCGGTTCTTTCGCCGAGTGCGTCGAGCACGTTGCCACGGGCATATCTGAGCATTTTCTGACGAGCTGCGTCATTGACGGCGTTATACATAGCCACAAAAAGAGGGACGAGAGCCTCCCCGAACAGGCGACGCTCGTCCCCGGGGTATAACGGCTCAGCCACGCCGTTCTCCAGCTCGCCGATGATCGTCGCATAGATTTCCTGCGAGTCTGTTGTTATAAAATTAAGATCAGGCATTTGCGTCTCCCTCCTTTGCATGGTTGATGGTGATGCCTGCGTTCAGAAGGAAGTCACCGGTGATGGTTGCGATGGCTCCTATGTTCACACTGTCGACATCAATGCGCGGCTCATAGTTCTCGAGGAGCCATGCGGCGTCAGCTGCCGCATCGCTTCCGGCGCTTGTTGCCGGTGAGTCGATGTTGGCGATGCTCAGCCCTTTGGTGCGCTCATATGGCACCTCTCCACGAGCTATTCGCAGCAGGTTGGCCGCGCAGAGCTCTGGCCTGCTGTTGCCTTTTGCTTTCAATACGCATTCCTCCTTTACGCGAGCGATAAATCTTTTGTATATACCCAGCTGTTGATCCCGTCCGGATGTCCGAGCAGCGCCCTGTCGTTCTTGATCTGTGAGACGACGTGCGTGCGATCTTTCACCCATCCGGGGATCTTCTGGCCGGTTGCATAGTTGGAACCGATGATCTTGACCTTGCTGCCGACTTTCATGGTGGTGCTGCTTGCCTTCTGGAGTGCAGTGTTGGTCGGTTTCACTTCTGCTTTTGTTGCTGATGATGGGCCGACGGTCAGGGCCGTCCCTGTTCCGGTGGCCTTTTTTTCTTCTGCGATTTCCTCGAAGGTCATGCCGAGCTTGGCCCGGTG